TTATGAAATAACTTCTCCATATTTAACAGCAGAATTATTTGATCTTAAGTTCGCGCAATCGGCAGACGTAATGTATATCACTCATCCAAATCACGAAGTGATGAAGTTATCAAGAACTGCACATACAACTTGGACATTGACTGAAGTTGCTTTTACAGATGGACCTTATCTTCCAACAAATACAACAGCGACTACTTTAACTCCAGCCTCATCAGGAACTGGAACTGGAGTAAACATAACTGCTTCAGCAATAACTGGAATAAATGGTGGTGTTGGATGGTTAGCAACAGATGTTGGTAGAATAATATCTTTTAATTCTGGTAAAGCTAAGATTACTGCTCGAACAAATACTACAGTTGCAGTTGCAACAATTACTACAGCTTTTACTAATACTGATGCTACCGCAGCTTTTAAGCTTGGAGCATTTTCAGATACTACTGGACATCCTTCTTGTGTATCTTTTTTTGAACAAAGACTGGTATTTGCTGGAACTAAAGATGAGCCACAAACTTTGTATTTCTCTAAATCTGGAGATTACGAAAACATGACTACTGGCACAAACGCTGATGACGCTATGGTTTACACAATCGCTAGTAACCAGGTTAATAAAATTAGATATTTAAAAGCAGTAAGAACTTTATTGATAGGCACTACTGGCGGAGAATTTTCTGTTAGTGCGGATGGTACGGATGCTGCCGTTACACCAACAAACGTAACTATTAAAAGACAATCTTCTTTTGGTGCAGCTAACGTAGATGCTCAACCATCTGGTAATGCTGTATTGTTTTTACAAAGAGCTAAAAGAAAAATTAGAGAACTAGCATATAACTTTGACGCTGATGGTTATGTTGCTCCTGATTTAACTATTCTTAACGAAACGGTTACTAATAGTGGAATTAATGAAATGGCTTACCAACAAGCACCAGATAGTATTTTATGGTGTGTAAGAGACGATGGAATTTTAGCTGGTTTAACTTATCAAAGAACAGATAATGTTGTTGCCTGGCATAAACACATAGTAGGTGGTAAATCAGATACGACTAAAAATATTATTCAACAACAAATTTCTTTTACTGCAAACGATACGATTGTTAATGGAACGAATAACACAATTACATTATCGTCTCATGGATTATCAACTAACGATCCAATTTATTATTATGCGGCTGCAAATCCGATAACTGGAATATCAAGTGGATCTCTTTATTATGTAATTGCATCAGATAGTAATACAATTAAACTTGCTACAACTGCTGCTAACTCTGCTGCTGGAACAGCTATTAGTTTAACCGCACCAAGTACAGCATCAACACAATATATTTATCAAGGTGTAAATATTTCATCAAACGTAATTTATTCCGCAGCTCATGGATTTAAAACTGGAGATATAATATTTTACGATAATATTGGAACTGCAATTGGTGGGTTAAGTGAAAATACTACTTATCATGTTTCAAGAGTAGATGATGATCAATTTAAACTTTTTACAGATAGTAAATTAGTTAATGTTGTTTCTTTAACTTCAGCTCATACAAGTGAGCAAACAGATAATATTTTACAAGATGCAAAAGTAGAAAGTGTTGCAACTATTTCTGGTGACTTAAACGAAGATGAACTTTGGGTAATTACTCAAAGGTGGGTAAACGGAGCTGTTAGACGTTATGTTGAATGCTTTTCTGATTTTGATTTTGACGAAACTGCACCAGAAGATTTTAAATTTTTAGATAGTCATTTATCTTATTCAGGTGTCGCTGTTAGCTCACTATCTGGATTAGATCATTTAGAAGGTGAAACAGTATTTATACTGGCAGATGGAGCTACACACGCTACAAAAACAGTAGCTGATG